AAAAATAACCCCTCTCACGAATGGAGGCGTGAAAGGGGCGTGGTGGTGTAAGTTAGGGCTTACATCAAAACCCGTGCTTTATGACGTCATCAACGCTATAGGCCACAAACCATATTCCATTTGTGGCAATAATCTTCTCACCGACTTGTTTCTGGTGGTCGCTTAATGTTCCACGTGGAGCTTTGACCTCGATTCCAAAGAACTTCCCGTCCTTCGTTATTCCCTCGATATCAGGCCATCCAGACTCCCCAATATTGATCATGTAATTTGATTCTTTTCCAGACTTTGAAAAACTCTTTCTAAACATCTTCCCGGCGTTGTTTCTTTTGCACAAGTAACCCTTGTATTTTAAATATATGAGAATTGCCTTTAAAATATCGGATTCTTTAACTTTTAACATGGTTAATTTTTAGAGATTTCTTTTGTAACAATTGACTCGCGGGCTGCAATTCCCGTAAACGTGGCCACCATTTCATAAATATAATTTGGGATAACAATTGGCGCACCAATAAAAGATTGGTCAAACAAGACGGCCGATCCAGTTTCAAGCGATTTTAACAATGCCAAAATAACAATGCCTACTTTTGTAAGAGAAATTCCCTTGTAAACCAAAGCACCTGTTTCATCTTGGAATTTTTTGCGAATAACCCACGAAATAAAATTATTTTTCATAGTAGATTTATCTCCTGTCAAGTTTAGATTCTATCCTTCTGATCCCTTCAAATATCTGCTTGTTCTGTTCTTCAAGTATGGTTATACGATGCTCTGACTGGTCCGATTTTATGGATGTCGATTCCATTTTAACTTCTAAAATGGTGATGGTGTTTTTTACCGTTGTCCATGCCGATACAGCCAAAAGAAGTGAAACTATTAACGGCCAATAGATTCTAATGTAATCAAACATGTTATCGAATTTCCTTTTTGAAGTTCTTCTTTCAATATTCATATATGTTGTGTTTTCCATGATTTTTAATAAAGCAAAATTCCAGAGAATGAAAGATCGTCAACATCAATCACTTTGGTTCCACCAGATACTTGTAAAACAGCATAAACATTGGCCCCAGCCGCTAATAGCATGGTCGTGGTCCAGCAAATGTTTTTAGTTGTTATTTGTGCCAAACTAGACCACACCTCATGATATTGACCGGTCAAACCCCCAGCTGGTCCTAAGTTTAAATAAATATTGGAATGTGTTGTTAATATCCCGCTTAAATTAAAACTTATCGTAAATAAATACCTTCCGGCAACCGGTGCAACAAAATGATTTGCGGCAAAATCTCCACCGGCATCATATGATTCAGTATCAAAACCAAGAGAAACAGTAGTACCATCACCTGTAACATTTGCTTGTTGAACTGAATTACTCACTTTAAAATTAGCTTGAAGTGGGAATGTAATAAATCTCCCCGTCGATATTTCAATAGCATCTGACGTGCCAAGTGCGTTTGACGCTGATATTTTAAATTTATCGCTGTCAGAGTTATCAATACCGTAAGACCAACTTGTGACATTGGTCGAAAGAAGCGTAAACGGATCTCCCGTCGCGTTGGCCACCTCTAAAAATAAACGGTAATCCTCAGCGGAGGTGGTTCTTCCTGATATTTTCCCGGAAATAACCGGGTTTGGTCCCAATGCTAAATTGCCAGAACCGTCTAAAATAAAATAATCCGTGTTCCCAAGTGCTGTCGATCTCGATATTTTTAGATTGTCCGAATCGGAATTGTCCAACCCAAAAGACCAATTGAAAACACCTGATACATTAAAAGTAATAAACGGGTCGCCACCAGACGCGCCCGCAACGGAAAGCATGTACAAAACATCGGAATTCGCCGTATTTGAAGTGTTTGCATGGAGCCATTTCAATACGTTTCCAGATGACGATAAAGACGAATTTAAAATAGTATTGGCGACAGCTGACGCACTTCCAAGCAAAAGGCTCGTTCCAATGTATCCATATCGCCACCGATGTGTCCCGGTGCCGAGGTCGTATGTGATATCGGTTTTTGTTCCGCCGGACATGGCTACAAGGTCGCCCTCTAGCCAATCAAATTTCAATTCAACCTCTGTTGCTTTTGCTTTTGCGCCTGGTACAAGTGTGGGCCATGATGTTCCTGCCATTAGATAGACTCCGCCTCTCTTAAGATAAATTTTGTCGTGAGATTGTCAAGATTCGTTTGTTTCGACAAAACTTTAAAATTTTTATTCCACCATTCAATAGACGTTCCTGATTCTTCGTCCCAACTCATCCCGTCTGACGGCAAACTTGCTGTGGATGATGCCCAATCTTCGGCGTCCCATAAGCTTGCACCTTCAAGTGAGTTTTCCCTATAGCTGACATCAACTCGATCTAAAATATTTATTTCTGGGTGGAATTTAGATTCAAGCTCAACTTCTATTTTTAGATTTGAATATTCATTAACAAGTTTTGTCGCAACAATGTCGGCTGACGTTGAATCCAACCATAAATTTTCAAGTTCATAGGTTTTTCGGCCATATTTCCACGCGGTGTTTGTGGCATTTAAAACAACGTCATCTCCACGTGAAATATAACTGGTTGCGGTGTCATCTTCAAGGAATTTTAGCCTCACGTGTGTGTAAAGCTTATTAACCGCTTCTTTCACCCCAGTCATGGAAATAATGTTTGGCGTTGGGAATAGTCCCCCAGAAAATGAGTACTGGCTGGTCGTTGTGTGTGGGTTCCGGTCTTTAAATTCAATTCCACCCTCACGCGTAGCAAAAACTACAAAGTTTTCCGCTTCTGCCAATTGGTTGATGAGTTCCCAAACAGTGTAATTTTCTAAAATTGTCGTCGTGTTTAAACGGCTGTAAATGTTGGTGGTGGGTGCTATTGTCCACGACGTTGAGGTGATAAAGTCACGGAACAAATATGATCCAGACCCGTCTGTGGCATCTCTTATTTTCCCTAAGATGTCCGACGCTGTTAAAAGTCCTGTTGTAATCCCGTCAATTTCACTGGCTCGCGTTTCTTGAAATGGAGATACAATTGATTTGCAGTTGATGGTAACTTCGTTAGTAGCAGGATTTTGGATAATTTCATTATCCATAATAAAAATTCCTTGCGTCGTCGTCGTTGGATATTCGGTTCCCGTGTTGTCATAATATCCGGCCTCGATCTTGACTAAGCTGCGAACACGGGTTAAGTACCCATACCACAAGCTTGAAAATATTTGTTCTTCGTGAAACTTTCCTTCGTTATTGATAACCCGTAAAGATATTCCCGAATGAGTAAATCGGTTTAACCGTTGATCGTCAATGGCAATGGTGAAATTCCCCCAGCTTTTTACATACTGGGTTATGTCCTGCCATGTTGATTCGTAAAGTCCCGTGGTGGCGGACCTGCGTTTAATAAAACAACGCCTAAAAATACTGTGAATATTGTCACGCAATAAAACTTCTGTGGTGGTCATGGAGTTTCTTCCAACATAATTGAGCCAGACCAGCCTGCTTCAATATTATTATCTGATGGCTTAAAGTCAAAATTCCCGACCCATGAAACCGGGTAAATATTCCCGTCGGACTCAAACGGAATAAAACTATAAGTTGAATTTGTATTCCAAAATGAATACAAATCATTTTTAAACTCTTCTGTAATAAAATCAAAACTTATTTTTGCCCTGTATTTATCTTCAATATTATAAAGCACAACTCCACCATTCGGCATTTCGTGCCGAATTTGTTTCCTGTAAATCATGGGGGAATAGTTCCCGTGTGATGGGTTTCTTTCAAAATTCAAAGCATTTGTAACAAGCTGTATTTCTCCGATCCTGGTCGGGGTCGCGGTCACGTCTGATGACGGATAAAATTGAAGAATGTAAACCTTGGATGGATAAGCTGACGTATCGACAATTAAATTATTTGGAATTGTGGATATTGTTGTCGATGCCCAATCCATAATTAGCACCGATGTTGCCGAGGAATCCCCGGAGTATAAATTCATTTCACGGCAAAAACTGCTGAAATTATTATTTCTAAAAATAAAGGATGAAATAGTCGTCGCCGTTGAAAATACAAAATCAATTTCCATAAACCCAGGGAATGCCAACGTCACAGAATAACTAAAATATGTATCGACATCGCCGTCAACAAGTGCCGATGAAATTGAGGTGATATTTGTTGGCCCATCGGCAACGGTTAGTGAAAAATTACTGCTAAATAAATTCTGATATAAAATCATTAGATTCCATCCAGTGAAACAGAGAGATTATTTCGTCTTAAATTAAACAACGCGATATCTATTTTTTTAGCAAATTGATCGACGGAATATTGGTCAGCCACAATCACTCCCGCATTAATATTGATCGTATTTCCACCAAGGCCACTAAGGGCTGATTTCCCGTCGGGGCTATCCAACGGGATCACGGCTTCTCGTCCGCCCGCTTCACCGAGTGTAGCCTGCGTACCGCCTGGGCGCGGGAACACAATTCCGCCTTCGGCCAATGGCGTTCCAGCAATTTTTGCCACGTTTGCAAATCCGGCTGTTCCAACCAAAGCCGCTAAAGCAAAGTTGTAAGGGGGTGGTGCTGATCTTAAGGCGACGTTAATTGCTCGGTATGTGTCTATCGTGGCCGTTGAAATTGCGGCGGCTTTTCCGATCGCGGCCAGCGTTTTATTATGAGAAGTGGAGAGAGTGGAAATAAAGTTAAGAGTTGATTCAATATTTTTAACCCTATCTTCATTTGCTTTTTTGTTTGCTTCCCTAATCCGATCAATATGGTCAAGATCGCGTTTAACTCTTTCTTCATTTATTTTCTTTAACTTTTCTTCTTGCTTTAGCTTCTCGATTTCCTCTTCTTTGTTCCATTTCTTTTGATTTTCAATCTTTGTTTTTGAAGTTGTATTTTGAATTGAAACTGATTTATTGGCAGAGGCTTGCTCTTGGTTGCCCAATAAAATAAGTTTGTCAATCTGCTCTTGTATTTTTTGAGTGACTCCGGCAAGCCCTGTTCCTGTTAACTCAAACAATGGACCTAAAAGCGGTATTTTTGTCATCGCTAAATCAAGGGTCAGTAAGAAATCTTTAAATGTGCTGAGGCCTACCAAGAATATGGTATTAAAAACACCTCCAAGTTGTTCGATGCCAGATATAACCCCTGCTATTTTTTCTAAGAATATAACTAGGTATGGCAATACCCCGGATCCGATTTCTTCTTTAAGGTCTGAAAATCTGTTGCTTAAATTGGCGATTTTTCCTGATGCTGTATTTAATTCAGCCTGAGCAGCACCGCCAAATCTTTCATTTAAAACCTTTAATACTTCTTCAAGCTTTTTTGCTTTTGGAATATTTTCGTCAATTTGAATCCCATAACGCGATAGTGTTCCTGTCTCTCCGGCAGCGGCCTTGCCAAGAATTAAAGTTGCTGTGCGAAGATCAATACCAAGTCCGGTCGACAAGTCAAGCGCGGCTTGTGTTGTCTTTTTTAGTTCTTCGCCAGCGATTCCGAAGGTTGTTAGTAGTGACTCAGTTTCAACAATAGCTTCATCAGAGAATGTGGTGGTTCTTTGTAATTGGGAGGCGTAACGGACAAGCTCGGCGGATGTCTCGGCGGAATATAACCCTTGATTTTTTAGGGCAATATTTAATTTATTTGTGGCTTTTTCTGACTCTAAAAATTCTTTTGTGGAACTGACAAGGAAAGCGGTTAGCCCTGCAAATATTCCAGTTAAACCGATAACACCGGCCCCAACTTTTTTAAGGCCGTCGCTAACTTCATCTTTTAGCTTTAATATTAAACTAGCTTCTTTATCGGCCATGTCTACCTTTTATTTCGACTGTTGTTTTCTTTGGCTTGTCTTATCTCTTCGTTTTTCCCTACCGAATAAACAAATATATCAAAGGCCTGAGACTCAAAATCAGAATAGTACCCATCCGGGAACATTACTTCGCTGGGGCTTTTCCCATATTCTTTCGCGATTCCATGAACGCCAAGTATTTTATTTTTATCGAAAAAAAAACACTTTTCAGCCCTCGAAAACGCAAAAGGCTATGTGTCATTATCTCGTTATATAATCCGTACCCAATATCAGGATCACGAAATAAATCTTCCACAGTGATTCCATTTTCTTTACCTCGTTTTTCTCCGATCCCGATTGGCTCTAACTTCGGATCAACAACCCCCGCTTGAATTATTGAATATATATCTTGCTGTGATTTCAGTAATTCAGCGGGAGTAAGAACCGCATTTTTGTCAACTTTTCTTCTAGACATAAAGTCCGTGAATATTTGAGGCATTTTGTCTAAAGGGAAATCAAGCAAAGGACTGATTTTGCGGATTGTAAAACGCATTCCGCTGATCTTTACTTTCTTTAGATCTTGTAACTTATTTTTTAATTCAACTCTGTTCAATTTAATTTACTTTTAGTTAGTACGCCGTGACATTGTTTTTAAATGTAATTCCGATATCTTTCCCGGTAGAGGTCGACGGGTTATCAAGAATGACATCGTATGAAATTTCACTGGTGAGGACGTCTTGTGCTCCTGAAATCTCCGTATCACCTGTTTTCGCGTACACCTTAGGCAATCTGATTGTCATTTCATAAAAGTTGCTCGCATCAATTGCGGCACCCTGCAAGAATAATTCGACGGATCCTTGCGTGGCTTGGATGAACCTATTATATGTTGTCGTGGTGTCAAACCGATTATTGATTTTGAATTCAACTTCTCTTCGAGTGGCAGGAAGAACGTCAACGGTATTTGTGCCAAGAGAGCGAACCGATTGATCACTTTTAATGTTGTTCTTAATTGATAATTCAAACTCTTGGATAGGCTCGACGGCTGTCGTCGTTGCGGCCAATACTTCCGTGGTCGCATATCTGAATACGCCATTTGCAAATGTGAAAGGGTTCACGCTGCTGATGGAAAGGATCGCTGAAATATCATCACTTTGCTGTGTTGAATCCTTAAAAACAAACTCGGCACTTAACATAATAGGTTCGCCAACTTTTGCATTTAATTTCATGCTATTCACGCGCCCGCCCGTGTAACGCCACGTGTGGGTATCACCTTTTCTCACATTGAATGATAGCTGCTTGATCGCTGTGGTTGTATTAAAATTCCCGGCGGTGATGCTGTGTGAATAAACGGTGGTGGTATTGCCCACGGTTGAGACAAGCGGGCCACCAAGAGCTGCGGCAATCATCAAGACTGATTCTTGAGGGTGAAGATAACTTTCTATCGCACCGGCGACCGATTTCCCCAATGTTACACGGTGTGAAAATCCTCGATTATATCCAATACCGTCTAATTTTTTTGATTCGATCTCCGTGATAAAAGAGCAAGAGATGGCCTCGACTGCGGTCGTGGCACTTGCATAAGTACCAAATGTCCCTTCTTTTGATAATGCTACGTATGAATCTACTCCTACTTTTGCATCGCTTCCGACTGCCATAAAATATCCTCCCTTGATTTCTCAAATATATTTTGTGAATTGATCTTAGTAACTGTAGCAGACTGTAAAAGCTGATAAGCACTTCTCACACGATCAATCACACTCTTATCAGGGTTTATTTTCTTGAGTTGATTTTCAAGAGAGTCATTTAACGGGATTTTTAATATCCCTCTGCGCGAGCAATTAATGACTGGCAAACTATGGTACGTCAAATAATCTTTTAACCACTGCACAGAAAATGCCAAATTTGAACTTGTAAACACCGTGTTCCCATTCATATCAATTCGTGTTTGGTGCTGCATATAGTACCGCTTCGGGACGGGATCATTCCAAGCGTAATAATTCCCTTTTGGACTCCATGAATAGTCATATCCAACGAGCAAATATTTCTCGTATCCAGCCCAATTTATTCGCTTTCGTTCGTCTGCTCCAAGCATAAAAACGCACATCGCATTTGACACATTTGAAGATGCCGGTATAACTCGTGTATCTTGTCCAAAAATATCAAGGAAAACTTCCTCTGAGCAAATCGCATCCTTATTAACGTAAAAGTAACGATCCCCAATCCAAGGCTTTGTCCACATCGTGTTGGCGTATGGGGTGGCTATTAATTTGATGCCTTTTGTTTTTAAAACATGTGTTTCATAAAATCTTGAAGGGATATTTGCGTCGCAAATCATCACGTAATCAGGACGAATCCCTCTTTCCATAAGCGGCACAAACGCTTTGTCGCAACACATCAAATCAAATCTGTCTCGGTACTTAATAATGTGCTCGACGTTCTCCTCTAAACTTGCACCCATCGCCACCATGACAAGCACTTTTCCAATCCCCACATTTTGTAAAGAGGACGATTCTTTCTTGTCTAATTTTGAATTTTCTTTCGCGTTTGGGATCCAGACGCTTTCCCCAAATTGTCCAAAAACTTGTAAACTCTGCTTTTTTGTATCGTTGTATGTTAAATGCTTTCCCATTTTTTATATCTCCATTATAAAAATAAATATCTTGCCTTTAATTCTACCTTTACACCTTTAACCCACACCCCGTCTCCGGGGAATGGCCCTAAATAATCAGTCTTGACAGGGTTGCACCACAACGCCGTCCCTGACAATGTTAATTCCGACTGAAACACTGCTTCTATATTACGCCCAAAATTATATATCTCTGTTAAGACATTCGCATAATCAGTGTAAGCCCCGTTTTTTTGGTACAAACCAAAAATGTCATACGTTACATCGGCAAACTTTTTTGTCCCGTTTGTTACACCCGTTCTACCGATGGAACTGAATTCCTCTTGCTTGCTGCTGATCCGAACATAAACCGCCGGATATAAAACAGATTTAACACTGACAATTTCGGGGTCACTTATAAACACATTCTTAACCCGTGAAGTTAAGCCTTCCGACAAATCAGGCGTTGACGTGCTTGTGTTGCACGTTTCCAATGCGTTTTTAATCGCTGTTACATTGGCTGAGTAATCAAATCCCATTACAACCCACCTGAAATTTTTTCAATTAAATAATTTGCAATGTCTTGCTGGCTTTTAGGAGAAATCCACATAAACTCACGTTTAGGAATGTTCCGTGTGCTATCACCTTCATCGTGAGTTTTTGAATATATTGTTCCTGCAAACATCTCAACCGATCCTTGCCCAATTATTTTACTTTTGCCGCTTCCAGGAACAATTGATTTTCTTAAGTTACCAGTTAATTGGAGAATCTTGTTTGAACTTCTGTAAGCCCCTCCCCGTTTATCATAGGCTTCATTGGTCTTTTGTGAACGCGGCTCCCATCCACCATCCGGCCCCATCTCATCATCAAAGTGGCCGACAATATCCCTAAATCCAATCACGTTTGCGGCGGCCCTTAAGTGCTGTGTGACTTTACTTAGATTGCTATCAACTGCTTTTAAATAACTATCCCACTGGCTAAGATCGACGGCGACATCAATACCCATTACCCGCGCCTCGCTGACGTCTGATCATTAATCTCGTTCAAGTCCCTGTCCCAATTAATTTGGTCATCAAGCCCAGTGATAGGCGTGTAATTCTCTGTGGATGAGAGATATTGAGTCGTTGAATCGGCTGCCAGCAATGAGCCATCCGTTAAGGCGAGGCTCGTTTTATTGTCACGGATGCTCTCAAGAATAGACATCGCCGTTTTATAATCAGGGTAATATAGATTCTTGTTTTGGCCTTCTTGTGTGTAGGCGGAACGGATCAAGTAATAACACGCGATATCCTCTGTCAATGTTCTGATCAAAGGAGGAACAACTACAAACGGAAGGGAATACTTATTTGAAACATATGAATTAACCATTGACTCCGCCCGATCAATATGACGGGAGAATATAGCAGCCCCGGCAGCGTCAGATGTTGTCGTATTCTCTGAGAGATAATTCGGTATTAATTCGGACAGTGATGTGGTTGTTGCATATAGTCCCAATTTAAACCCCCGGTATTTCTTTCTTTTTTAAGATATCAAGAAAACGTCTTGCTTCTGGTTTTTTTAAATTTATTGAAGTGAAAAGTTTTCGTTTAATCGTATAAACGGGCGTCTTATCTTCCAGATACCCTTTCACAACCTTAACGATCTTTATCAACTTCTTTCCATTAACAAAAAATCGTGGTTCATTAACTTTTAATGACGATCTTCCATAAAAAGGCAAAAGATAATCATATGCCCCAACTTTTTCCTGTTTATCAATTTTTATTTCAGGCTCCGAAATGCTTCCTGTTGATGTAAATGTCTCATCATCTTTCAGCTTCCGTGGAGGTCGTCCGCGTAATGGTTTTGATGTCTCTTCGCTGTTATTAACTGTAACTGAATCCATATATAAGCCCCTCTGGTAGTGGGTGGCCCTCAACATTTTGTCAAGAGCCACCCCGACCGATTTAGATTAATTATTGAACTGTATTGACAATGATATACGCACAATCAGAAGCGACAACTTTATTTTGGAACAAAGAAGAAACTTCAATGAAATCTCCTTCTCGTTCCTCTTCACGCCATCGTTTCACTTTGTACGGGTTACCAAACTCAGTCTTTGTGAACTGATAAAGTGCAGACGGTTTACGAAGTCCTGGGTTTTGTTCGATATAAGCAACAAACGCCATATCGGTCCAAATCCAGCCCATCGAATCCGCTTGTCCTTCTTGGCCTGTATTCTGAATTCCGCCAGCAACGAGAACTTGTTGAACATTAAACAACTTCGCCAAGATCTGATCTGTTACGGAGTCAGGGCTTGTGTATTTAATGCGGTCAACAATGCTGATATGCTCTTTTGCGGCGCGGAATGTTGGGTCATTTAAAACTACGGTGTTAGGGATCTTTCCAGATTGTGCGGCGACAACGGAACACGCGCTATCAACAAAAGCAATAGGATTTGAGAGCGTGGTATTTTGGTTCCATGCAAGCGTTGAGGAAAGGCTTGTTGCATTGGCCCAGTTGGCGGCTGTCGTAACAATATTGGCGAGGTCAATTTCTTTCCGCATCAATATTTTTTCGACAAGATATTCAGTTATGTCAATATCCAATCGAATAGGTTCATCAGCATTGGATCGATCACGGTCTGTGACGAGTCCTTTTAACGCATGTTGATTAAGCACATATGACGAGGTTGAAATATTCCAGCTCGCTTCATTGGCAGACGCTCCATTGGCCCGAATGGTCTGGGGCAATGTAAGGCTGTCTTTTGCGTACACGAAATAAGTATCCGATTCGTGAACGACACTGACTCGCGGAGCCAATTTATCAGCAATAAGTCGATCTGATTTATAGGCTACCGAGATATTTTCTAATGGTCGATCTCTGTGTATTTGTTGGTTAGATGGCATAGTAGTGATCCTCCTTAGACGCCGGAGACGTTAGAAACATGAATCAACACTTCGATAATCGAATTTGTTGAGCCTGCTTCCAATGCCACACCGATCTGTTTATATGCGATTGTCGAAGTAAACGATCCAACACGTTCAACAATACTTCCAATACCACCCGTGAGATTGGCGGTCGCTGTGTTCGGGCCAACAATAGACCCTGCGGAGACGGACGCGGCACAATAAACTTTGCTTGTACCAGCAATGGCAACTTCAATTGCGTCGCCAGTCGATCCGTTGTTTTGGGCCACACCGATAACCATGGCGGTGGCTGTATTCCAAGGGGCGACTGAATAGGTCGATGTCGCTGCACGTGTTACAACCGTGTAGGCGGTGATCGACTGATTCGCAATGAAGGATTTAATTAACTGTGATGCAAACTGACTCATAATATACCTTCCTAATTTTTTTGCATGAGGTTTTTAAATATAGGGTCACTATATTTTGTCGCCCCAATGTCATTCAGAGAATTATTTCTTCTCGCTGGCTAATTTAATCAATGCTTCCTTGTAGGAAACATTGTTCTTCACCATAAATTCTTTCACCAACGTATCAACATCGGTATTTTGCTGTTTGCCTTCTTCCGATGTACCCGCTGTATTTAGTTTATCTTTGCTACCGGCTTCAATAAATTCGCAAATGAGAGATTCGGTGCCGTCAATTTCTTTCTCACCAATTTTGAATTTTTTTGTGGTATCTGTTTCAGCCAAAAGGGCCTTCAAGATATTGCCTTGAGCGGGCGTAATTTTACCGTCTTGAATAAATTTATCTACTTTCAACGAAATGGCAACGGATCTTTTTTCTTTCTTAAGCAATTCATTTTCAGATTGAACTTTTTCAGCAAATTCTTTTGTTTCACTTGCTTTTAGTTCAAACTGTTTCATTGATTCTTCTTTTGCAACGATTTCAGCTTTCAACGCTTCAATTTCGGCTACCGCTTTTTCTAATTCCATATTATTAATCTCCTCTTTTTTGATTTCGAGGAGGGGATTATCAAAATCGTACCTCCTGAATATTGCTTCTTTGTCGAACGACTTTGTGAAATTTGGAGCTGTAAATAATCCAAGTATGTCACTCAGACTATTGACGGCCGGGGTATCTCCGCCAAGAAGTGCCACCGCTTTTAACGCATATGGGTATTCTTTACCGCCCACGGGGATATTGACAAATATCTCAGACGACACGCGGCGATATGCTTTCCGTTTAATTAACTCGTAAATCTTTTTAGGAACATTTGAAAAGTCCGCCAAAAGTTTTTTGCCTTCTCGGTACACATTTGAAATCCACCCGGCGGCAGGGAGTCCATCATTTTCAAGTATTTTTTGGCTTTCGTTGTGACCAAGTTTTAAGTATGGTTTTAAGTTGTCTTTTGTCTCTGAGAACGCCATCACAATTTTATCGAGGTCATCTTGTGAATAGGAGTCACCATTCCAAGTTCCCTCTTCAAATATTTCAACCGCTTTAATTTCGTAAAATTCAGTTTCATTCGCCATTTTCAATTACCCCTTATTTTTTTCGATATCAAGGCTTTTTGCTTTTGCTATCAATTCTTCACACTGTGCAACCTGAGCTTTTAATGAATCGCATCGACGGACAATTCCTTCATAGTCATAAAAAACATGTGTCGTGTTAACAACGGTCGAAGTGTCGACGATTGTTTTCCGAAGTGCCATTTTTCCATTATTCGGGTTAATGCAAACGTCAAATAATTCTTCTTTAGCCATTAGTTTTTTTCACCGTTTTCTTGTTCTTTTTTTAATCGACTCTCTTGATTGAGAAGATCAATTATACTTTTGTTGATCTCAGATAGCCGGGCCTGCAAAATCTCAATATTTGTCACCAAATCGCCCTTTTCTTGATACAATCTATTTTTGTCAATTTTAATTTCCATTTTTATATCCCCTATTCAAGTTTAAATCCATTAAACCTTACCAAAGATGTGAAAGAATTGCTCGTCGACCTAACAATAATCTCGTAAATCCCCGGCGTGTCTGCTTCCAATGTTTGTTTGTCAAATAGATATACCCCCGTCGATGAGTTGGTCATTGCTGTTTCGCTCATATAAGTTCCGCCGGTAGGACCGATTATTTCGCATGTAATGGTCGCGGCGTCTGTCAACACGTCCGCCATGTTTTTAATGTAAGAAACAAGCCGAACCGTTGTGCCTCTGTCTACTGTTACATATGCCATATCAAAAACCCCAATTAAGCAAATACATAATTGCTTGAGATATAAACTGATGGTTGAGAAGTGATTGTTCCAGAACCGGTGCTCCCTGATCCGGTGCTACCAGAACCGGTGCTCCCTGATCCGGTGCTACCAGATCCGCTAGAGGTTGACGCACCGCCGCCCGGATCGAATATGGAATAAGCCCCTGCGGCATTATTGTTGGTTGTTCTCAGTGTCCCATCAAGGTCATAGAGCAAAACAATGTCGACGGGCAAACCAATCAGCGGGGATGTCGGTTGCAGTCTATAATCGCCGCCGCCTGCGCTTGTGGTGCTTCCGTCTGATGCTTGCCGATCAACAAATTCAGCGTGGGTTAATGTCCCTGCGAGCGCGGGTTGATAAGAGCTGATCCCAGCAAACTCCATAAAGAAATTGTTGGGAAGTGACATCATGTTTTGCTCGTGAACATTGCCACTTGCTGCGACCTGATTTGTTATTTCCCACGCACCTATTCTGTTCGCATTGGTGGGGCTGAACGTGTCCCCCTTATTTGCGCTTCTGTCCCAATAGTTGTTTTTAATGGACCAATGACGTCTATATTTGGTTATTGTTCCCGCATCGTTATAACCAAGAAATAATCTTTGCCCTAAAAATACGTTGTGCCAAATGATGATATTTTCTAAAGGCGTATTTGTAGAAATTGCGTCAGAAGCACAAATACTACCTAACCCACCAGTCCCGCTACAATTCTCAAAAACATTCTGAACAATAGCACCGCCAACCGTATTGGGTCCGATATAAGTCCCTGTATCAATTATATTGACGCCTGCACCAACTTCCCAACCGAGGATATTATTATAGGCAATAACAAAATTGACGGGCTGTGGTCCTGTCATACCGTTTATTTCAGTGAAAAATAATCCGGAACTAGGCGTGTATTTAGTGGTTTTCAGGTTCCCGATAACGGTATAGCAAAGGATTCCATGCCTAAATCCAGTTAAGTTGTTTCCTCGAATAATAGCCGGAGAGCAATTCGCCGTCGAGTTAGGCCTAAACCCTTGACTTAAAGCAGTTACTTGGCATTGAGTGACGTAAAATATACCTGCTGTGGTATTCCATAGACCTACGTTTGTGGTATTAAATTCGCAGGTGTGGTGCCATATGGCGGCAACATTTGTAAATAAATTTGAGGTCGTAGCCGTGATTGTGCAATTCTCAATTTTAATTCTATCGGATATATCACCGTTTCCCGACGCTGATGCGATAATCACATCCGACCTCAGTACCCCTGACGCTGGTTTTATGGTGATCCAAGTCTTTGGAGTCGTGCCATATGTATTTGAAGATCCAAGCCACGCATAACTCCCGGCATTTAAGTACACAATCCCGGCCCCGACATCGTTTCTGCCATAGTTTGCATTGTTATACGCGGCAATCGCGGCGGCGGCTTTCCCAATGGTAAGGAATTTATAAGCTGTCAGAGGATCAAAACTTGCACTCGGATAAACAGTATTTGCTCCGCCATCGCTTCCTGTTGGGTCAACCAAGGCATATGTTTTTTCATAAGTCCCCGTCCTGTCGCAAACCGCTTTAATCGGTCCATATAAAGGAGTCGGATCTGCGGTCCCTGCACTCGTGTCAAGCAGTGATCCAGAGTCACCCATCCACGGATAAGCAATAAAATTGCAAGTCAATTCTGCTTTTTGCGTTAATCCGCTTGTCAAATCTGACGTGCTTACATATTCGACGACGGGAGAGGCGTCGCCAAAAGTTAAGTCACAAGTGGGCGTTGTAATTGTCTGCGTGTTTGTGGTGGTCCCATCTGTGACAGAGAATTTAACCGCTCTGACTGGTCGACCGAGTTGGGCAGACTTATGGAATGCAACTGCCCGTAATTTGCTTGTGCTATCCATTAATTGATAGCCGGGCCATGCCCAGTTTCCAATCACTCGCGGATACGCCAATGTTGAATTGTTTGTGACGGGGAAATTGGCTCCTGATGCGTTATTTGCAGTCCCGTTTGTATATAGGCCAGCTAAAATTGACACAACGGGAGCGGTGCCAGAATTCCCCGCTCCTACGTTATCTTTCTGGTAAATGTACTCTGATAAATTTACTCTGATAATTACATTTGATCCACTGGTTGTTTCATCGGCCAGGGCGTCATTTGGGGTTATTTGTCTGCGTTTGATCGTGCCGTAAATGGTGCGTGTGATGGTTGTTGCCGCACCTGTGTCGTCGTATCCAAGAGACACGGCCGTAAACACCAATTTCGTACTCGCTGAAACGGTATTATTTGTTCCAAGGCCAAGCGCATATGTGCCGCCAGTGGCAAGACCTTCAATGAGAATTTCAGCGTAATAGCCTTCAGCCGGGATTGTAACCGATAGGATATCCCCGGTGGCCATTAGATGATCCCCTTGAATAACATGTATATTTTTCTTAAAAATTTATACATGTGTTCCATTCATGTATAGATTTAGTTTCTTTATAATCATTCCCTTATCTCAATTCTATCGTAACGGTGTCACGACAACTTTAGAAATACGAGTCCTTCCTGTTGAAGTTATAGCCCCGCCCTGCGCTACGGAATTCTCTATCTGTCCGTAGTAAGAGAACATTTGCTTTATGATGTAATAAGCCCAGACGATAATCATGCTGTCTGTGTCACAATCGTGATAAATCGGTCATCTGCGGCAGTGCCAGAAAACCGAAGAGTAACGACATCGCCGTTAAGATCCGCTGCGGCTAAATTTATTTTATAGATACCGGCGGAAACTTCTGTGGCTGAGTTTGCACACGCCGCAAAAGCCGCGCCATCAATAGATCTCGTCGCGGTTATGGTAAGGCCTGTTTTTGATGTTACGTGGTCTGTTGAGTCAACCATCAGAAACATAAAATTGCTCAAGGCAGTGTTCTTTAAAATCCTGCTCTTGGCGTCGGATGCAATTGTGGCCGCATCAATGGCGGAATCTGCAATCGCTGCGGCAGATATGGCATTGGCGGCAAAAGATGTCACATGGGCCGTTACTGTATTGGTAACTGCGGTTACATTTGCAATGGTCACTCCCGTTTGAGCGGCTGTTAAGCTGGCCTGAACGGTCGTTTGATTTCTGTTAAATCCGTGTTGAGCTGATGTGGTCCCATACGTTTCAATAACGACGGCCTGATCTTCCCAAACTTTAGGTGATGTTTGATCAACAATCATCAATTCTATATGGGCCGCGCTCATCTCTGCGGATGTCAATGATAAAACAATTGACCTTCCGCCAGGCGTAACCGATGGCAGCGTAGCGGTATTGGTAAAGTCCGCATAATTCAATGAAATTTTAAAATCACCAGCGGCAAATAAAGTTGTCGTCAAACTATTGTGAAAACTAGATGTTGAAAAAGCAATAACAGGAAAACTAATTGTTGCGGCGGTTCCATATAATCTCTCGTACATTATATTACTCCTCTCATATATCCTCTTCCGACGTTAGCAGTGCCGCCGCCACCGGATGCTGCGGGCTCTACTCTTTGAACTGCTCCAATATCAAGATAACTTGTTGAAGCTGAAACACCAATAAGGCCGGGGCTTCCGGCAGCTTTCATATTGTCACCGACTGATAAATTATGGCCTGTGGGTATGACATAAACAACATCTCCACCGCTTGATGTCCCTAGAGCATTGTTGACGGTAACGGTGTTTGAAGTGTGCGACGTTATCAAGTAAATCCCGGTTGTAACGCCTGTCCCGCTGACAACGCGGAGGAAGTCGACATTATCCTCAACGGAGGAGAAATCGCCGCCCGCTTGAGTTAAAACTGACCCCGAAGTGGTTGCGGTTGTCCCCGTAATTTCAGATACATCCACAAATCCAGGGTCAAGAGCAATATCAGTGCCACTTTTAACGTAATTAGTCACATCCGTTGTATTGTCATAAAAATTGTTCGTTTCTCCACCGTTTGAATATTGAGAAACTGTTGATATCGCTATTCCCGTCACACATCCAGAAATAATGTTGTTGTATATTTTCAAGTGAGGGAATGTGACACCTGTCGATTCAATCCCAACGCCAATTTTTCCGCTTGATCCTCGTATCGTGTTTCCGACTACGGTGAGCAGCCCTGTAACAACGGTCGAACTTATCGCGGCGACTCTATTGCTATTTAAAACACACCCCATAATAATTGAAGAAGCACCAAACCCGGTACCAAACCCATATTGGCTATCGTGAATGTGGGAGTACAATATTCTCGCCGTTGTCGCTCCACCAATAGCCGGACCATTTTGAGAAACAGCGTCGCATTTATACATGAGTGTGCTTGCTCCGGTAGAAACCGCATTTCGTGACGCTGTTGAACTTGTATTTAAAAATTTACAACTATTAAAATATCCTTGTGAACCTATTCCGATTCCTGTTGGTGCCGTGGTTGTAAATGATATGTAGCTGACATGCCAATTTGCCCCAAAAGTCACAGTGTTGCTTCCTGCGGCAATAATTGGCTGTGTCCCTGACGAAATTGATGGATTGTCGCCCCTTGTACTGTTGTATCCTATCCATCTGATAGGGGCTGTTCCAGTAGCACTAACAGAGGCAACACTCATTGCGCTCCCCATGGTTACAGTGCCGGACTTTACATAAACAATATTTCCGCCGATGAGGGCTTCGCCAAAAGAATCCTCAAAAGTTGAATTAAAAGAGATTGCGCCGCCGATATTGATAACGCCCAACGCGCCCGCTGCTGATGTACATGTTCTATCCAATGTGATTGAAACTCCGACAACAACACTGATAATCTCATACCATCCAACCGTAAAATTTGTACCGCTCACAATCCTGGCGACGTTGCCAACCATGTCGGCGGCGGCACTGGCGGTCAATAAGATCGCATCGGCTGCGGCAGTTGTAACCCCAGTCAAAGCATACTGGGCCGCGTTTTGCTGAGAAAAATCGGTCCCACTTGCACCCGTTTTGAACCCGCCACCATTAACCATGCCAGCGGTTCCGGTAGATCTAATTTCCCATACGATGCTAGATGATAGAGCCATTTAAGGTTTCTCCCCTGCGATATTGTTTGATTTCTTTTTAGATTCTTTCGCAGTTATATTTTCATCTTGTTTTGTTGGTGGAATATCGGCGGGATCTGTGCTGATGTTTAATTTTTCAAAAACAAGCTTGTTCAAAGGCTCAATTGGAATGTTATCTACTTCTGAAATGATCCAATCTTCCAAATCGTTTTGAACCTTGAATCGTTGGGTTTGGCAATCAATTACAATTGACTTATCTGGCACTTTCACATTCATCAAATTACACTTTATGAATGTGGTGTTTTCTGTTTTTAAATTGAATATAGCGTTATCGGGCGT